GATAATCAGTATAACAAGAAAATGTGGAAAGTTCATAAAATGTGCTTTGATTGTGTTATTGATATGGAACATGATCATAGACTTAATGGTACATATGAACAATATGAAAAGGATTTAATGAGAAAAAACATCGAAGCTTGGTTAATAGATGCAAGAGCAGAAATGGGTGCTATTAAAGAGCTTTTAACTAAAGCAGAATTTGTTAATTCCGATGGTACTGTTGAAAAATGGGACTCGCCTTGGAAAGGTAAGGAACAAGAATTAGAAGAATTATTAGAAAAAGATTTTCAAAAAGTAAAGTCTCAATTATTAGGAGAACCAATAAATGAAATCATCAATACTTAATATTATTTATATACTTGTTTTTATTGTAATTTTCTTTTATATTAAGTATTACATAACAAACTTAAATACAAATGTAATTCAATTACAGCATAATATTGAATTGAGAGAAGCTCAAAACGATAGCATCTCAAAAAAATTAGATAGCATTGCAGTTAAGAAAGTAGAAGTAACAAATAGAATTGACAATAGAACTACAACTATTAATAATTTACAAGAATCATTAAACTCAGTACCGACATACGATACAAGTTTAGCAAATGCAGTAATATTTTTACGAGCATTTGGAAATAAACAATTAAATTAACAATGAAAAAATTAATATTTTTTATAATCTTATGTATGGGTTTAGCTATAAATGCAAACGCGCAAGTACCAGATACATGCTTTTCTAAAAGAAAGATTATAAATATTTACAATAATATTAGAGTATTAGAACATAAAGACTCTATTCATACCCAATTAATAGAAGAATACAAAGCTCAATGTATAGATTTTAAAACAGCATTAGAGTTAGATAGTATTACTATTATTAGCCAAAAGGCTCAAATTACCAACTTAGAAGAAAATGTAAAAGATTGGAAAAAGATTTACGAATCAGTAAAACCAAAGTGGTATGAAAAGCCACCGATAATGTTTTCTTCTGGCGCAATATTAACAATGTTATTATTTAAATTATTCTAATATGGTTGATGTAAGCGATTATCAAAATAAAGTTGTTCAAACTCCACAAAATGTAAAGGATATTATAAGGGAGGAATATAAAAAATGCGCAAAAGACCCCGTGTACTTTATGCGTAAGTATTGTTATATTCAACATCCAATGAAAGGCAAAATGCTTTTTGATCTTTATCCTTTTCAAGAGCAGTGCTTATATGATTTTAGAGATAATGATAGAAATATTATTTTAAAGTCTCGTCAGTTAGGTATTTCTACTTTATCTGCAGGATATACATTATGGTTAATGGTCTTTCATGAAGATAAAAACTGCTTAACTATTGCAACGCGTCAAGAAGTAGCTAGAAACTTAGTAACTAAGGTAAGAGTTATGTATGATAATTTACCTAGTTGGTTAAAGCAAAATGCTCAATCAACAGAAGATAATAAATTATCATTACGTTTATCTAACGGGTCTCAAGTTAAAGCTTCTTCTACATCAGTATCTGCAGGTCGTTCTGAAGCAGTATCATTACTTATTATAGATGAGGCTGCGTTTATTGATTCTAATACAATTGAAGAACTTTGGGGTGGTTTGCAACAAACAATGGCAACGGGTGGTAAATGTATTATGTTATCTACTCCTAATGGTATGGGTAACTTTTTCCACAGAATGTGGCAAAGAGCAGAAGAAGGAGATAATAACTTTCATACTATTAAATTACATTGGACAGTACACCCAGACAGAGATCAAACCTGGAGAGATGCTCAATCAGCAGAATTAGGAGAAAAATTAGCAGCTCAAGAATGTGATTGTGACTTCACGACATCTGGTAATACAGTTATCGAGCCTACAATTTTAAAATGGTATTGGGAAGAATCTGGATTACTATATGATCCTATAGAAAGACGTGGATTTGACGGAAATATGTGGGTATGGAAATATCCTGACGTAACTAAATCATATATGGTTGTAGCTGACGTTTCTCGTGGTGATGCATCTGACTATTCTTCATTTCATATTATTGATATTGAAACCGTTGAGCAATGCGCTACATATAAAGGAAAATTAGATCCTAGAGATTATGGAAATTTATTAGTAGCAGTTGCAACTGAATATAACGATGCTTTATTAGTAATAGAAAATTCAAATATTGGATGGGCCGCAATACAACCAGCTATTGATAGAGGATATGGAAATTTATTTTATAGCAGTGCAGATTTAACAGTAGTAGATATTCAACAACAAATGGCATCTGGATATGATTTAGCAACTAAATCTAAAATGACTCCGGGATTTTCTCAAACAGTAAAAAATAGACCATTAATCATATCTAAACTAGTAGAGTATATGAGAGATAAAGCTCCTATTATTCATTGTAAACGAACAATTAACGAGCTTCAAAACTTTATTTGGAATAGTTCTAGACCAGAAGCACAGTATGGATATAATGATGACTTAGTAATGTCATTATCTATTGCTCTTTGGGTTAGAGATACTGCTTTAAGATTACGTCAACAAGGATTAGATCTTCATAGAAAGACAGTAGGCTTAATAGGAAAATCTGCACCTGTATATTCTAGATCATCACATTCACCACAACAAAATCCATGGACGATGAAAGTTGGAAAGCAAGATGAAAATATTTCATGGTTGTTATAAATGCATCAGTATTCCATAAAACATATAATTATAATAAAGATATAAATGTCATTAATAGATAAATCATTAGGAGCAAGATTAGGTCGATTATTTTCTAATAACGTTATCGTACGTAGAGTCGGCGGTAAAAAATTAAGAGTAATTGATACTGATAGATTACAATCAGCAGGTAATCTTGAACAATCAAAATATGTAGATAGATTTACTAGATTACACGGTATTAAGCCAAGTATATCTACTTATAATAATAACTACAATTATCAAAGCTCAAGAACAGAATTATACACTGATTATGAAATCATGGATATGGATTCTATTATCGCAGCAGCGTTAGATATTTATTCTGACGAATCAACACGTAAAAATGAATATGATGAAATCTTAACCATTAAAAGTTCAGACGAAACAATTAAAAAAGTATTAGAGAATTTATTTTACGATATTTTAAATGTAGAATTTAACTTATGGCCTTGGATTAGAAGTATGAATAAATATGGAGATTTTTATTTATACTTAGATATTAGAGAAGATATTGGTATTGTTAATGTTACTCCACTTTCTGCTTATGAAGTAATTAGAGAAGAAGGAACAGATCCAAACAATCCTTATCATGTACAATTCTCTATTATGGGCAATAATAAGATTAAATATAAAAATTATGAGGTTGCTCATTTCCGTTTATTAACAGATTCAAACTTCTTACCATACGGTAAATCAATATTAGAACCAGCACGTAAAGTTTGGAAACAATTAACGATGATGGAAGATGCGATGTTAATTCATCGTGTAATGAGAGCCCCGGAGCGTCGTATTTTTAAAATAGACGTAGGTAATATACCGCCAAACGAAGTTGATAATTATATGCAGCAAATCATGAATAAAATGAAAAAGCAGCCATATATTGACCAACAAACGGGAGACTATGATTTAAAGTTCAATTTAATGAATATGCTTGAAGACTTTTATCTTCCAGTTCGTGGAGGTGCTTCTGGTACTGAAATTGATACTTTATCTGGAATGGAATTTACAGGCATTGAAGATATTGAATACTTAAAAAATAGAATGTTAGCGGGTCTTAAAATACCTAAAGCATTTTTAACATTTGATGAAGGTATTGCTGGTAAAGCATTATTAGCTGCTGAGGATGTTCGTTTTGCTAGAACAATAGAACGTGTACAACGTATTATAGTTTCAGAGCTTACTAAAATTGCTGTTATTCATTTATTCGCTCAAGGATATAAAGACGAAGATTTAGTAAATTTTGAAATTGGATTAACTACTCCATCAATTGTTTACGAGCAAGAATTAATTGCGCTTTGGAAAGAGAAGATTGGATTAGCAAAAGAAATTAAAGAAGCAAAATTATTATCAGAAGAATGGATTTATAAAAATATATTTAAACTATCTGATAATGAATGGCAAAATGAAAGAGATAAAGTATTAGATGATATGAAAAATAATTTCCGTCAAACTCAAATCGAAGAAGAAGGAAATGATCCATTATTAACTGGAGAATCTTTTGGTACACCTCATGATATTGCTAATTTACATGTAAGTAAAAGAAATGCTGGAGGTGATACAGGAATAGAAAATAACGGAAGACCTAAAAAAGGTGGTTCTATATATGGAACTGATGCTCATTCATTAGGAAGAGATCCGATTGGTTCTAAAGGATTTAAACCAGCAGTTGATTTATCTGTTAAAGAAGGTGTAAATACGTCATCAAGTAAAGATGCTGCAAAAAGATTAGGATTAGTTCATGTAAAGAAAAATACATCTAAAAAATTAATTTTGGAAAGTATTCAGCCAAGTAAAAAACAAGACGCTGATGCAGGGACTTATCTAGATGAATCTAACATTTCGGAATGATTTATTAACATCGTAAATAATTATTAATGTAATATATACATAGTATCAATACTGTATGAAAAAAATTAAGCATAATAAGCTTCGCAACACGGGTATAATATTTGAATTATTAGTAAGACAAATAACTTCTGATATTTTAAATAATAAAGACTCACAAGCAATTCAAATTGTAAAGGAATTCTTCTCTAAGAAAAATGGCTTAGCTCATGAACTAAAACTATATCAAACTTTAACTAATGAAAAACTTTCTAGCGAATGGAAAGCTGGGCAATTATTAGAAGCCGTAGTTAAATCAAGAAAAAAATTAGACGAACAGTCTTTAGAAAAACTTAAGTATAGTTTAATTAAAAGAATTCGTGAGAGCTATAAATTAGAAGACTTTTTTCAACATAAGGTAAATAATTACAAAGTATTAGCTAGCGTATATAAATTATTTGAATATGCTGAAGCAGATAATCCTGTTGATGTTGTTGATTCTAAATCTTGTATTTTTGAACATTTAATTAGAAAACCAGAAGATACTCCTAGTGTTGAAAGTTTAATTGAAACGCAGTTTGGCAAAGAAGATAAAGATATTAGATTATTATCATATAAAATTTTATTAGAGAAATTTAATAATAAGTATAATAAATTAAATCCTAATCAAAAACAATTATTAAAGCTCTATATTACGAATTCTCCAAATAACCAAAATGAATTATTTGAGTTTGTAGTTAGTTCAGTTAAAAGCATTAAAACAGACTTAGATAAAAACATTAAAAAATGTGATAATCAAGTAGTTCAAATTAAACTATCAGAAGTAAATAATTTATTAACTACTATTACCGAATCAAGAGTAATTAAAGATAATCACGTATTGTCTTTATTAAGATACTTTGAATTAGTAAAAGAACTTAAAAAAATTAATTAATATGGCATTCAAAAGACTTTTACAAGAAATCGAAGATAAATTTAATGAAATAAACAATTTTTCTGAAGAGCCTGAATCAAATGATACTGTATATTTTATAGAAGTAGCTGTTAGAGATGCTAGAAAAGCTTTAGAAACAGCTCAAGCCGAACTACCTGGATATAGAGGATATATTAATAATGAAACATTATGGATGGATGGGTCTAATGTGTATAATTCTTTTAATAAAAGTATTATTGAAAATTTATATGAAATATTTAAAGAGTGGGGTATTGATGTTAATAATACTAATATAGTAGAATTAGAAGAGGCTTCTACATCAGGAGGTGCAGGTGCGTATTTAACACCTAATGCTTTTGGTCATGAAGCTCCGGAAAGTGCTATCACAGCATATGGAATGAAAAAAGTAGGCGCGCCTAATAAAAATACTAAATCATTAAAAGAATCAAACTACAAGACAATGATGTCTGAAATGTATAGTATATTAGAAGAAGGTAAGTATAATGATATTAAAAATAATCCTGCCGTTTCACCTAAAAAAAAAGTAAACTACGCAATTGCTGAAGTATATACTAAGTTATATGAAATTGAAAAGATTATTTCAAGAAACATGAAACTTAAAAATGAAATGAATATTGATAACAGAATGTATTGGAAATCAACAAAAGAAAAATTATCTAAGCTTTCTGAAAGATTAAATAGAGTTTCGAGTTACTTAAAAAACCTAAGCGCATAATAATAAATAAAAATAACATGAGACTTAAAAATAAAATTCGTATCAAAGGTGATACATTAAATATCTTTGAAGAAGTAGACAAATATAATAGCTTTAAAGTTGGTGATTTCGTAAAGATAGAACCCGCAGCTGCTCAACAATCTGGATTAGACCCTAACAAATCGTATGAAATACAAGGATTTGTAAATTATGGTAAAGGTATGAGTAAATCTATTAATGCTGTACTTGATAAAGAATTATATAAACCATATGTATATCCTCCTAAAGGAATTATATCAGTTAAGTTTATAACTAAAGAAGTAAGTGAAGGATCATTCAATCCTATGAAAAGTAATGCTGTTAATGAAGCTAAGGAAAAGAAAGACCCTAAAGATAAAAAGAAAGCTGATAAAACTAACTACGGACAAAAAGATATAGCTGATGTAGATATGGTTAATCCTTACGAATTAAGAAAAGGAATTAGAATAGAAATGGTAGACATTGATGATTACGAAAAAGCAATGGATAAAGCAGTTAAGAAATTAAAGAAAGATCCAATGTTTTACAGTAATCTAATTGCTAATGTTAAAGAAACAAAAGGCAAAAGATCAGATGTACCTACCGAAGTAAAAGATAAGAAGCTTAATAAAGTATCTGATAAGTTAAAAGATAAAGCAAATGAAATGTCAGTATCTAAAAAAGATGCTGCTAAGAAAAATGCTAATGATTCTTTAAATAAAAAAGAAAAAGCTTCTGGAAAACCTAAAGGCGTTAAAGAAATGACAATGAAACCTAAAGCTTCTAAAGGAATGAAATCTATGTCAGTCCCTGGCAAAGAAAAGAAAACTAACTTAAAAGAAAGTTTTAATCTTTGGGATGCATTTAAAAAGAACATCTTAAGATAATTATATAAAATGAATACTAATTTACTTATAGATTATCTTCCGTTTGAAGTAACGCCTCAAATGATTAATGAATCGCTAGAACAAAATGGCGGTCGTTTAATTGTTAAAGGTACTTTACAACGAGCAGATGCGTTTAATCATAACGGAAGAACTTATCCCAGAACTATATTAGAGCGCGAAGCTTCTAGATATCTTGGACAAGAAGTTAAAGAAAGAAGAGCATTGGGAGAATTAGATCATCCAGATTCTTCAGTTATTAACTTAAATAATGTTTCTCATAATATTTTAGAGATGCATTGGGACGGTGATGATTTAGTAGGAACTGTTGAAGTATTACCTACACCTAGCGGAAATATTTTAAAAGCATTATTTCAAGCCGGTATTAAATTAGGTATTAGTTCAAGAGGTTTAGGTTCAGTTAAGCAAATTGACGAGCAAGGACATGTACAAGTTCAAGATGATTTTAATTTATTATGCTTTGACTTTGTTTCTAGTCCATCAACCCAAGGAGCTTACTTAAGACCTATTAATGAAGGTTCTGGTCAAATAAACATAACAAACAAATATTATTCTGTAGAAAAAATTATCACAGATATAATAACAGACTTTAAATAATAAGAAAATGGCAAAAGATAATAAAATAAAACTTAGAGGTCTTTTAAATGAAGCCTTTGGTACTTGGGGAGTTGTTACGCACGCTCATCCGAATCGTAAAAGACTTCAAGAACAAGAACCTGGAGTACCTGGAGCAGCTCCTGCAAGACCTGCACCTCAACCAGCTAGAACACAACCAAAGCCTCCGATGCCTACAAAGCCTCAACAAAGACCTGCTGTTAATGATGTTCCTGAAGAACCAAAACAAACTCCTCCGCCAACAGAAAATCTTAACTTTAAAGTGCAGCCTGGATTTAAAGTAGAATTTAACGGGAAGCCTGGTCAATATTATATTATTAGAATCATGAATACTTCAATGACTAATTTTTTAGTAGTTAATGACAAAATAGGAAAGCCAGTACAATTTATCGGAGTAAGTGTAGAAAAAATTAATTCTGACGAAAAAGGTAAACCATTTAATAAAAAATAATACAATGACTAGTTTAAAAAGAATTATAAGCGAAAAGTGGATGCAAAATGAAGCATCAGAAAAAATAAAATTATCTCCTAAAGATAAAAAAGAAATCATGGAGATGATTGGTAAGTTTAATGAATATGGCAATCATATATACAGAGCAGACGAATTACGTAATATTACTAATGAAATGAAAGATGTAATTCAAAAAGCTAAAGATATGACTTTACAAGAAACAGAAGGAAGCTTTGATGGTATTACAGTAGGACGTCATATGAAAACATTAGAAAGTTCTATGCAATTATTTGAAAAGACAGCTGGTGAAATTAATACTTTACAACAAAGATTAGAAAGCGTTTATGAAGATATCGGAAGTGTATTAAATAAATATTACAAGATAAATGAAAATGAATTAGATGCAGTAGGCCATGAAGATAGTGATATTAATAATGATGGTCAGGTAAATAACAGCGATGAGTATTTAATGGCAAGAAGAAAAGCAATTTCAAAAAATATTGATGATAATATAAGTGAAAGAGAAATCAATAAATTTAAAAGATTAGCAGGTATTAAATAACTAAATTTTAAAAAGCTCTAAGAAATTAGGGCTTTTTTACTGAATATACAAAAAAGTATCAAAAAGTATAATGTTTTTGTAACATCGGTAATATATATAATAAATTCCAATATCGTATTTCTAATATACGATTACAAAAATATCTAAACCGCTTTTATAGTTCACTAATAACTATACCGATTTATTTCGTGCGGATAAAAAAATCACATAAAAATAAAAATGCAAGACTTATTAAAAGAAGCTATTGCTGATGCAAAAGCAGTTAAAGAAACAGCCATTGCTAATGCTAAGTTAGCTTTGGAAGAAGCATTCACCCCAAGAATTCAATCTATGATTTCTTCTCGTTTAGCAGAAGAAGAAATAGAAGATGAAGAAGGAATGGAAGATGAAATGCCAATGGAAACTCCAGGAATGGAAGATGACGGAATGGATGTAGGAGATTTATCAATTGACACTGACGGTGATGGACAATTCGATGAATTCGACATTATGTCAAGAGGCGTAGAAGCAGAAGAAATGCCAGCAGAAGAAATGCCAGCAGAAGAAGAGCTTGATGAATATGATTTATCAGAAATTTTACGTCAGTTAGACGAAGAAGAAGAAGATGAAATGTATGAAGAAATGTCATCAGCAGAAGTTGACAGAGATGCGGAAGAAGATCTTACAATGATGGAAGAAGAAGTAGACATTGATGCTTTATTAGAAGAATTAATGGGCGATGAAGAAGAAATGGATGAAATGTCAATGGAAGAACCAGAAGAAATGATGGAAATGAAAAAGGCAAATGCTAAAATGAAAAAAGAATTAGAAGAAGCTTATAGCGCAATTAAAACTATGAAAGATAGTTTAAATGAAGTTAATATGCTTAATGCAAAACTTTTATTCACAAACAAATTATTTAAAGCTCATACTTTAAATGAATCGCAAAAAGTTAAAGTAATTGATACTTTCGATCGTGCTAGAACAATTAGAGAAGTTAAATTAGTATATGCTACTTTATCTGAATCTTTCTCAAGCAGAAAAACATTAGTAAAAGAATCAGTTGCATCTAAACCAGTTGCATCGACAAAACCTAAACAAACTATTTTATCTGAAGGCGAGCAAATTGCGAACAGATTTAAGAAATTAGCAGGTTTAAAATAATTAAATAATTAACAATTAAAAACAAAAAAAACATAAACATTACTATGAGTAATTTAAATGCAATTCAAAAGATCGTTTCATCTACACAAGATAGATCTTTTCAACTTTTAGAAGAATCTAAAGGTTTAGTTAACAAATGGGCTAAGACCGGTTTGTTAGAAGGAGTTGATAGCGAATATGACAGAGCTAGCATCTCAATTTTATTAGAAAACCAAGCTAAGCAATTAATCACAGAATCTAGCAGAACAGGTACAGCAGCAGGATCAGAAGAATGGTCAGGTGTTGCTCTTCCATTAGTAAGACGTATTTTCAGTGAGATCGCTGCTAAAGACTTCGTTTCAGTTCAACCAATGTCTTTACCTTCAGGTCTAGTATTTTATTTAGATTTTAAATATGGTACTACAAACCAAGCGGGTTTTGCAACAACTAATACTGCTGGCGCATTACCTAGCCAACCAGGATACCAAACTAACTCAGTATTTGGTGTAACTAGTACAACTGGAGATCCATCAGGTGGTCTTTATGGTGCAGGTAGATTTGGATATTCTATCGCTACTACAGCTAGTATAGGATTACAGTCAGGGTCGGGTACTACTCCTACGAGTACAACTTTTGCAACAGCATCAATTGTAGCATCTGATTATAACTATGATACAAGATTCCTTAATACTTATTCAGCTTCATTATCAGCTGGTACGCCCTCAATGTACACTGTAACAGTTTCTTCTGCTTCAATTCCTAACTTTGACACAGAAGGTGTAAGAGCATTTAATATTTCTTCATCAACAGGTATAGTAACTGTATTCCCTCAATTTACTAGAGTAAATAGTGACAATACTGCAGTTACATTTGTAGTTTCAGGTTCTGCTCAATCATTATTTAGAAGTTCAAATACATTAACAGTATTCTATGAATTACAGCCTACAGCAGCAGGTAGAGGTGATTTTGAAGCAGGTGGTGCTGGTAATGGTGGCGGATATAGCGCTACAGGAAATGCTACATCGATTGATACAAACATTAACATCCCAGAAATAAACGTTGAAATGCGTTCTGAGCCGATCGTTGCTAAGACTCGTAAATTAAAAGCTATCTGGACTCCAGAATTTGCTCAAGATTTAAATGCATACCACGCAATTGATGCTGAAGCAGAATTAACTTCAATGTTATCTGAGTATATCTCTCAAGAAATTGATTTAGAGATTTTAGATATGTTAATGCAAAGTGCAGTAACAACTGATGCATGGTCAGCAGTAATCGGTCGTTCGGTAGATATTAGTCAAACTGCAACATTAAATATGTTCCCTGGTACAAGTGGGGTTGCTGATGCTGCAACTGGAGCATACTACAACCAACAAACTTGGTTCCAAACTTTAGGAACTAAAATCCAAAAGGTATCTAACAAAATTCATCAAAAAACAATGCGTGGTGGTGCAAATTTCTTAGTTTGTTCTC